CGGCGGCGTATCGGCTGTCGTCCAAGCTGGCTTCAATAGCGATGATGCCGCCCATCGGGATCGGGCCTCGGTGCTCGAGTTCGGGCCAGCGTCCGGGTGCGATCCAGCCACGGGCGACCGTGACCCACAGGTTGAGGCTGGCGCGTAGGAATGATGCGCGGTCAGGATTTTCGCTTTCCTGCTGCAACGTTTCAAGCGTCAGCGTGTGGCCGATAGCAGGGTTGCCCCATGTCCACGACGCGGGCGACATTGGATCAACGTGCGGCGGTGGCGACCATTCAGCCATGTAGTTCACGGTGGGTTGCCCGCTGTCGATTGCGCGTAGACCATGCTCTCGCCAGCGTTGAAACAGTACCGATGCCTCTGTGCCCGCGGTTGACATGAATAGGGCAAACGGGTTTTTGCGGGCGCGTTGCGCAGGCATGAGGCCGCCTTCCACTACTTCCGCGTCTACGTCAAATAATTCGTCAACGATGAGCAGGTCGATGCTCATGCCGTGGCCCGCATTGTGTTTGGCGGCTTTGATCCACCACGTCGTACCGTCCGGCATTGTCACTTTGTTGCGACCATACGACCGTGACACATAGGCGCCATATTTGTTCTCAAGAATGTCAGCTAGGTCGTCAAACACCATGACGGCCAAGTCAAGACGGTGGGCGACCGACACGATCGTCTGTTTCTCGCCGCGGATCTTTGGCATTTCCAACAGCCAAAACAGGATGACCGATTTGAGAATGATCGACTTGCCGTTCTGTCGAGCCACAGACCCCAACGCCGACCGATGCACCAACAGCCCCTTATCATCAAACGTCAACGCACGGTCAAGAAAATGCACCTGCCACGGCATCAACTCAAGACCTAGCGCGTCCTGGGCTATGTCCCCCACAAGCGGCCCATACGATCCCGCCCCATCCGGGCTAATCGTCTCCAGTCGCGGCTGATCATGGCCAGTTACCGCTGGTTCAGGCTGGTCAGGGCTGGTTCCAGGATATTTTTGCTTGGGGCTCGGGGGCATTGCGTTTCCGTGTAAAAATTCATTCAGGGCTTTGTTTCGTGCGTTGCGTGTCGCCGCGGCTTTTTTGTTTCGGTATGTAGCTCCGCGGGCTGCGTTGCAAGGTTTGCAGCTTGGCACCATGCCGTCTTGATGTGTGCCGCCTTGATCGACTTCGACGAGATGGTCGGCTTCGGTTGCGGGTCGGCGTCGACACCAGTAGCAGATTGGGTTGTCTTTGAGTAGGGCTTTGCGGGCTGCGGCGTAGGCCGGGTCGCTGGTGGTGTGTTGGCGTGCCATTACGACGTCATGGGTTTGTTAATTGGGTGGTGGTCGTTGTGTTGTCTGCTTTTCATGGCATGGCAGTTGTGGCAGACAAGTTGGCATTTGTCAATTTCGTTTTGGACGGTTTGTGCTTTGCGTGTCTTGAGTCGAGCGACGTTTGCTGTTTTTAGTGTGCGGTCGATGTGATCCCATGCGAACATTGCGACGTTGTTGGCGTTGACGTGTAGTTCTTGTCCGTTGTTGTAAATCGGGTGCAGGGCGCATTTGCCACGTTGGAGCATGTTTTGGTGGCTAAGTGCATGGTTTTTTTGTGTGGCTTTTTTGCGTGATGCGTTGGGGTCGTGCGTGTGTTGACCGTATTTTTTTGTGGTGGTGCGGGCCAATAGGGCGTTGCAAGTGCGTGAGCATGCCCGGTATCGACGGTTTGGGTGTGCGTACACGGTTTTGAGTGTTCCGCAGTTTTCGCAGGTGTAGGTGACTTTGTCGTTTTTTGAGGGCCTCCCGCGGCGCTTTGCGCCTTGGGCTGGCGCGGCAGGCAAGCTGCCTTGCCCTCGATGTGTTTGCGTGTCCGTCATGACGTGTCCAGGTCTGCTGTGTATTTTCGTATATGACTATAGTGCCTGTGTGAGGGCAGAGAGGTGTAATGCCCACCCCGCGGCTTGCCTCTACCCGCGTCCCACTAACTAACTTGCTAAACGTATCGCCTTGACGCTTTGCCCCGCCACCTTCGTGTTGCTGTTTTAGGGCGCGTCAATCTACCCCCGTTACCGGGTGTCATCCATCCACCGTGCGATCGGTTTAGGTCTGTGGTCGATCTAGTCGACGTTGATTTCGGTGCTGTACCAATAGGCCTTGACCGCTTTACGCAGCGCCCACCTCAGATACTTCAGCAGCTCATCCTTATGTGACTTTTCCATGTCGAGCGCGTTGACGCGCGCAATCATGTCGATCAGTTTGTCGGCTTGCTCAAGGCTCATTGCGTGTCCTTCTTGAGTGCGTCGATGACGCGGTTGGCTTCAGAGATCGTTAGAGCTTCGGGCACAGCTGCATCACTAGCCAATACCTGTTGCACGTAATTGAATAAGCCTTCCTCATCAAGCGACAGTTTTTTGGCAAGCGCTTTCATGTAGCCAATCTGCTTCGGCGTAGCAGCCTTCGATCCGCCAACGGTGGTGATGTATTCCGGCGCAACGGGCGGGGCATCCGATCCGGGCGCAAGGTTGCCCGCCCCCGCCCGCTGCACCTTCGCCATCTCCTGACGGGATGGCCTTTTGCCGTGCGTCGCGTAGTCGCAATTAGCGAGCGCACGACCGATCGCAGACGTTTCACAGTTCTCCACAAACGATGTCCGATTGACTGGGCTTGAGCCTTTGACTTCTTCGGCGTAGCCAGTCGCGGTGGGTGTCGCCTGGCTGGCGTCAAAATAGACTTCGGCTCGGAAGATGCAGCTGTCGCCGTCGTAGGCCATCATCGCTGTCTCGATGCGTCCTGTCGGATGGTCGACCCAAAATCGGGCTAGGCGATCTTCAACGGTTTCGTAGTTGCTGAGGTCAAATGCCATTAGTAGCCCCGATGCCAAAGCCATCGGCTGATGCCGATGCCTACGAACGCGCCTATTACGATTACTACGACGTGTCTCATGCGGCTGCCCATACGGTGAGGCGTTGGGCGTGATCATGCTGGCCGCCACGATTGGCGTGGCGTACGGCGCCGGTGTTTACGATGGTGCGGCGTCGCACAGCTGCATTGAGCCGACCAGCAAGCCCTTTGGTGACGGGGAAATGTTGGCCGAGTTTGGCCCACACGTCGTCAGCGGTGAAGTAGCCAATCTCGCGGGCGCAGGCGTCGATTGCGGCGTCTACTTGGCGTTGTTGTGCTGGCGTCCATTTGGCGTCAGCAACCGCTTGGCTGATCTGCATCGCCTGCCCGTATGGGGTGGTCGGTTTGCCTGCTGGTACTCGACCGTCACACACAAAATGAGTGCGGCCTTGAATGTCGGGCCATGCAATCACGCCTTTGCAGATGGTGCAGTTCATCGTGCCTTCTCCAATGCGGCGATCGCCTTGTCAATGGTCTCAATGTCGTACAGCGGTTCCGGGTCGCACAGGCTCATGGCGTTGCGGATGGTGCGTAGGCGGCGAATGACGTCGCTGTGCGGGTTGAAGATCGTGTCCACGATTTCGTTCAACGCTTTCAAGTGTTTTGCTGATGCGGATGTTGGCTCAAAGTTGTCGGCGAACATTTGTCGGGTCTCCTTGCTGAGTGTGTCGTCGGGATCTATGTACGGATGTTCTATCACAGGTGTGTCACGGTGCTGTGGCAGCCCACGGGCCCCAGCCTGAATTGTTGTAAATCGCGAGTGCGGCCCGCAGGTTTGCCTCGGGGATAAACAGCTCGGCGCAATGATCGACGCCGACGCCTTGTACTTGTAGCCAGCCCTGAGGCCAGTTGCTGTTTGGTGAGCACCAAAAGCCGTTGATTTGTGTCAGCCCGTATGAGCCGCCCATCGGGTCGTCAACGTTGTGGGCGGTTGGGGTGCATCGGCTCTCGCGAAACATGACGACAGAAAGCGTGTCAAGCTGATGCTTAGGCCAACCGACTTGCCTGGCCAGGTTGACGGCGTCGTCGCACGTAGCAATCGTTGTTGGCAGGCTGGTCTCGGTGACGGTGGTTTGCCCGACCGTTGTCGTGGGGTACACGTCCCACGATGCGGGTGTGGTCGTGGCGCTAGGTTGCCCTGAAATGGGTCTAGGAGCCTCTAAAAGCGTCGTAAGCCCTAAGACTGCTGTAACCAGGGTGGCTAATGCGGCTAATGGGTTTAATGTCATGGCTAGGTTCCTTTCGTCGGTGATCCCACCCTAGGGGATCTGACGGGCCTATGCGGGAATAC